TCGGTGCCATTGCATCAATACTGTCACGGCTGTTGAGGCCGCCCACAGGGGCTGGCACGCTAACCGCCTTGACGCGGTAGCCTCTGGATGTCGGCAGTGCTTGCAGCATCAGACGGCCCCGTACCCGCTGTCAGGCAGATTGTAGCTGTATGGGCTGACCAGCAGGCGTCTGGCATCATCTAGGCTGATAACCGGCGCACCGCCTGCACGGCTGATAGCTTGGCGCAGTTCTAGCTGGTACTGCCTGAAATCTTCATCATATGTCAGCCCGTGGTTCTGCTTGAACCGCCAGGTGACGCCCATCTCAATCAGTGTCTCATCAAGAATGCCGACATCTGTATCTGCCGCCATAGCGGCCTGTGAGGTGCCGCCGCTGGATTGATTCCAGTGACTGCTGACATACTCAAAGCCAATAGATTCGGCTGATGTTGGTGTGGGGGTGATGTCAAACTTCAGGACATTGCTTGATGGCTTGAAACGGAACTTTTGCGTGATGCCAGCAGATGCAGTGCCGTGCCTGTCTTTCTGGAATTGTTGCGGCGTGATAGGCCCGACCATTTGATCCAGATCGGTGCGGTTGTACATGGTGCTGCCAACAGAACGATCATAGTCAGTCGGCAGATCATAACTCTGTGTGCCATTGACCGTATTGAAGGTGTGTTCCTTGGTCAAAATGGGCCAGTTGTTTGAGCGCATCAGTTGCTTGCCCTCACGGTTTATGAAGGCAAATAGCTGACGTGCAATGGGGTCTGTGTTGCCAACAACAGTTGTTGGACGTTCAAAACCCGTAAAGTCAGCTACTGCTTGCGCTATCGTCAGCAGGCTCATGTTTCACCTCTTCTGCCAAGGTCTGGGCCGCTACAGCCACCTCAACCACTAGGTCGTCTTTTTGCTTTGTCGCTTCGACTTGCAGCGTGGCAATCTTGGCAAGTTCAACATAAGGCTCACCAATACCGCGCAGCGTTGTCTCTTCTGCTGCTGCCAGTGCTTCGATCGTTTCAATGTCGTGCAATTCAAGTTCAGTCCGGCGTGGCTCTGTCATGCCTGGCAGTTCTGCTAGGCCGGTGCCTTTGCGCCGGGGCTTTTTCTTTTTGCCCTTGTACGCCTTCCACTCGTCTGGGAAGCGGCGCAGATCGTCAGGACGGGCTGGGCCTTCCCAGATGTCCCGAACGCCTGCAATTTCAATCCGGCAAAAGTCACGCTTTTGGCCGTTAAGTTCTCGCTCGAAAAAGATGCCCTTTTCGCTCATATCAATCCTCCCGATTGCATAGAAAAAGGGGGCGAGTTGCCCCGCCCCCGTGGTTTTACATTGGGAAATCGCAGATGATTTCCTTGTCGCTGATGTCGCCAGCAATGGCACAGACGTTGTCTGTCACATCTGCTGAAACATCCAGCTTGCCGTCTGCTGAACCAGTTGGCGTCAGCGGATCACCGTCAGCGCCTGCTGTCAGGGCTGCGGCCATCGTTGCCATGCCTTTGATCTGCACCCAGCAATACTGGCCGTCAGTCGGCGCTGATTGCAGAATGCCTGCACCAATCTCAATAGAGTCGGACAGATCAGACGTCACCTTGAACAGCTTGTAGCCATCCAAAGTGTAATAGTAAGCGGCGTTACCGCTTGCTGCCGCAACGCTTCCACTGCCAGTGTCATACTGGACATATTTGTAGATGCGTGTGCCGCTGGTGTCGTCAACGATGGCACCAAGCTGACCCAACTGAAACTCCGGAGTGTCAGCAACTGCTGTGGGGTCAATCCCCATTACTGCTGCAATAGTCATAACAGTTCTCCTTCCTTTAAGTGTGGATCACGCCTTGGAGAGCGCGGTTTGAACAGGTCAGGTTTCCTGACCAGAACATTGGCGTCACCATAGCGTCTTGGTTGACGGACATCTTTGCTTCACCTGGAACGAAATCCCGTGACGCTGCTACCTCAAGACGGAGATAGTCAGTGTTCAGGAAATACATCCGGTCAGTGTTACAAGATGAATCGAACACCACATCGCTGTTCAGATACTGGACACTGGTGAAACCAGAGTTTGCCAGATCGTCACTGGTGATGCGCTGGATGGCCTGAAGGCTACCCAGAAACGCCTTATAGGCATTGGTGCCAGCCATCACTAGGTCAGGGCTGTCAGCGCCACGAACCAGTTGCAGATAGATGTTGTTCATATCTGCTTGGACGTTTGAGGTGCTGAACGCGCTTGACGTTGCAGTGGTCTGGACGTTCTGCCAGAAGGTGTAAGTGCTTGAATTGATGCCACCTACTGTGCCGGTGCCTGCATCAGCCACGATTAGCTGAAGACCACCGATTTCTTTGCCACTTGATCCTGTACCATCAGAATAGATTGATGTAGACAGGCTGTTCATCATCGACTTTTCAAGCACGTTGATGCGTGCCTCAAGCAGATTGATGATGGCCTCTGTGCCAGAGTTTTTGACTTGCTCTAGGCCAGAAATGGTGACGTTACCTGCAAGCTGGCGGTATTCGAATACGGCAGCCGAAAGCACGTCTGATGGTGAGACATCAAGTGTCTCATAGCCACTATAGAACTGCACAGTCCCATTGTCGGCATACTCAAGTTCACGGACAATATCGCGTCCTGTTACAGACGTTTGATTGCCATTCTCGCGCAAGCGCCGCAACAGTGCGTTGTGGTTGCTCACATTGTCAGAAAGCGTCCGGCTACGATTTCGCAGCGTGGTCGTGACGATTTCTGAAAGATTCGGGCTGGCCATTGGCTAGCTCCTTCCATTTTCCAGTTGTCTAATTGACGCATTGATTGTGTCACGAATAGACGCATTGGCTGGTAGCGCTGGCGCGGCTGGTGTTGCACTGCCTCTGACTTTTGACCTGGCTGCTTTCTTCGCTTTCTTGACCGCTTCAGTTTTCACCTCGTCTTGCGACTGTGCTGCGGCCATTGCCTTGACTTGCTCTTGGCGCAGTTCTGGATCGGCATAGACCGCCATCTCATACGCGCTGTTCAAGTCTTTGGCATTTTCAGAACTGATCAGCGTTCCCATGACGCCGCGCACTCTTTCAAAATGCGGGTGCTTTGGATTGCCGGTTGCATCAGTTTCTGCTGCGAATTGGTCAATCAGTGACTGCGTGCTGGCCTGTACCTGGCTCTGCTGCTGTGTCTGTTGATTCTGTATAAAGCCAGTGAGCTGGGCAACTTGTTGCTGCAACTGCTTTACTTGCGGGTCTGCATATTCATCCTCAAGTGCTGGGTCGTTGCCGACTGCACCCACATCCACGCCATACTGGTTTGCAAGCCAGTTGATAGCGTTTTGAGGGTCTTTTCGCAGATAGTCATGGGCGGCAAGCAGTTGTCTGACCGCTGCCACCTCATCCATACCAGCACGCTCAAAGTCTGCTTTGTGCGGCTGCATGATTTCATCAAACGCTTCCTGTCGCTTTCTGTACTGCGCCACGGCTTGCGTTTTCTTTGTGTAGTCGCCTTCCAGATCCTTATAGCGCTCCATGAACATATGCTGTGCAGCAGGCTCAAGCGCTTCAAACTTTCCGGCAAAATCTTTTGGCCAATGGTTGGGCGCGGCCAGCGCCTCTAGTTCAGCGGGTTCATCTTCTTCAGCTTCTGCCTCATCCGCCTCATCAACCTCTGCATCCGGCTCATCAGGCTGCTCATCAGGTTGTTCATCTGTCTCTGGAGCCTCTGGTAGCGTATCAGCCTCTTCTGCTGGTTGCGCTTCATCTGCTTCACCTTCAAATGACTGGAGTGTTTTTGCCAGTGTTTCGGCTACGGTTTCGGGCCTTGCTGGCTCCGCTGCTGGGGTCGTTGCCTCAACTTCAGGAGTGCTATCAAGCTGCATTTGTTTTGTCCTTTAATCCAGTAAGTGGTTTTGCTCGTTGCCGACCTCGACAAAGTTGTTGCGCCGCAGAAACTCGCGGTGCTGTGAACGGCTGGTAATCCAGCCGCGATCCTTCATGTTCTGGTACGGTTCAATATCCCTCATAATGGAAACGCCGCCCTTGGGGGCGGCGCTTTCTTTGGGAACGACCTTGCCGTCCCGGTATACATATGTTGTCATCGCATCAGCATCCCTGCCGCCACTTGGCGCATCTGTGCATCCATCTTCCGGCGTGGCTTGTTGAAGCTGCCGATGGCCTGCATGATTTCTGGGAATATCTTGTTCAGCACGCCAGCCAGTGGGCTGTCCAATGCCTCGCGGATGATTTCTTTTTCTTGCTCTGACAGCGCCTGAAAGGCTTGGTCAGCGCGATCCATATCAATTTCAATCATGTAAAGTCCGTTGGGTTGCCAAACAGGTTGAGATTTGGTGCGGCTTGGTCAGGCATGGTCATGTTCCGCGTTTGCAGCAGATCGACCAAAGTGTTCGGCGCATATCCGTATGGCTGGAACAGGTTGCCCGCGCCGCTATACAAGAAAAACGGATTACGCAGATAATTGATCGCCAGATCATCAATCTGTTCTGGTGTTGTGGTGCCGGGGTCAACTGCTGGCGGCGGGGCTGATGCCTGCATCATTTGTTGACTTTCATCACCGCTTTGCACTTCATTTTGTCCAGCAGTGCCGCGCACCAAATCTTGAAAGGCACCTTCATAATTTGGATCATTGACGCCGCTGTAAACAACCCCACCAAACGGATTCATGCTAAGTGTACCCGGCCCAGCTTGTGCGCCAGAAACCAAGCCGGTTTGCGGGTCACGCACCGCGCCGTTTAAAGACATCAACTGCCCTACATTGAACGCAGCCGCGTCGGCTGGATTTGGCGCATTGGTTAGCCCACCCAGTATGCCGCCACTCAATATAGAACCAATGCCCGTACCCGGCGCTGTGCCACCGTAAAGGCCTTCATAAGCGTCTGCAAAAAACCCACTCATTGGATCATTTCGCCCTGGCGCACGATCAACGCGATCACGCGGCGCTGGGCGGTCTGGGTCTGCAAGCGAATCTTGTGCTGCGTTATTCACAAGGTTCAAAGCCATCTCTCTGCGAAATGCGCTTTGTTCTTGGCTGCTAGGAGCCGCTGCCGGTGCCACACCGCCAGAGAGATTCACAAGCGTTTGCTGCAAAGCAGGGTCTTGCGCCAGTTGCTGCTGGGTTGCCATAGGGTTTGACGACCCGATTATATCAGCCGTTGCGTCAATGACTTGTCGGATGGCGTTAGGATCGCTTCGATACGCCTCAAGAAAATCAGACCCTGCCACATAACCCCTTGGGGCTTTTTCGGTTGGTCTGTTAAGATTCAACCCGCTTTCTGTGGTGCCTAATGGTTGACCAGCACGTCTGCCTCTTTCAGCAGCTGCCGCAGCTGCAATATCTTGCTGTAGCTCTTGGTCAAAATCCTCATCAGACAACTCAACGGCAGGGTTTGCACGACGCGATGTGTCAATCACATTGGTGGTGCCACCAGCTAAACGCTGCTCACCAAATGACCGATCAGGCTCTTGGTTATTGCCACCACTGCCACCACCGCCGGTAGCACCATCGCCTTGGTAGCAGATGCGGTTTTGAATCAAGTAACTGCGAACCATCCCTTGCCCCTGCTGATGCGGTTTGCGCGTCCCAAGACGCCTTGGCCAAATATTGAACGCAGATGATCACGGCCCTCTTTAACGATCTGCCTAACGCCGCCATAGGGCGCGATGAAATCAATCAGCCACAGGTTTTCGCCTGCCTGCCAGTCATCCGGCTGCAACTGCCTTGTGCCGTCCCAATAGCCTTGCTCCGCTTCTTTATTCAGCATGGCCCAGGTGACAAACCCGACAGGATGGCTTTCAACTTCCCAGATGCGGAACTGCTGCAAGGCAACCGGCGGCAAGATAAGGCGGTGGATATCGTCCACAGTCCAGTTGCAGTGCGCCTCACTCTGGCCTAGCAGCCAAGTCATCTTGCCGACTGCCTCAGTGTTTTTCATCCGTTTGTCACCACTTTGGCGGCGTCAATCTCCAGCTTTTGCTGCTTGAAGGCTGCATCTTGCGCTGCCTTCTGCTGGTCAAGTTCAAGGCGTGCCACCTTCACTTGTGCGTCCGCTGCTGCCTGCTGTGTCTGCGCCTGCACCTTGGCGGCTTCAACCTCTACCAGCTTGTCCGTCGGGCTTGGGCCTGCCTGCGGTGCTTGGATGCTCTCTAAGCTTTCTTCCAAATCGCGTGCGCCAGGGAATGCCCGTGCTGCAAACAGCAGCATTTGCTTTGCCTGGTCAAAGCCAATAGCACCGCTTTGCACCATTGGACCGATGGCTTGCAGGAACTGCACAGAGGCTGTCAGAAACTCTGTGCGGCTGCGCTGCTCTGATGCGCTGTCCATTGCTCCAGATTCCTCAGTATCGACAGAGATACGATAAGAGCGCAGGCGCTCATCACGCATGACTGCGACGGCCTCTGGCGGGATATTGATGCCGGTGATGCGCGACAGCAGTGACGGCTCAAGGTTTTCGACCATCAATTCGGCTTTCAGTTCCATGATCTGATCTAGGAACTGCTCAACGCGCCGTTGCCGGTTGACAAGGCGCATGGCCCCGAACTGGCCCTTGATGCGTTGTGCTGTGGCTGTCTCACGGCTGGCCGACTGGCCGCGCATGATGTCCGATATGCCGGTGATCTCATAGATCGTCTGCACCACGATCTGGCGCGACTGGTAAAGCTGCGCT